GGGTATATCAGCACTTACAGAAACAGCAGGTTTCATTCTTGTAAATGATAATGGAAATGGAATAGTTAGTTCATTTGAACAGGCAGACATAGGTGGCGGCGCAGTTGGTGGTGGAATTATGTCACAAAATAAAGAAAAAATACGTATTTTACTTTTAATAACTGATAATAATAATAACAGTACACTTTCTATAGATATATTAAGAAGAGTAATTTAAGGCCAAGTCTTTTGTCTTTTTACTTTAGGTAAATTATCTATATAATATATTGTACAACACCATAGTGTCATAATAGAATATTCCTCTACATTTAATTTATTATTATATAATTGTTGTAATTCAGATATTTTTTGAAGTTCTGTTTCACTGGGTGGTTCTAATAAATAACAAGTATATATAGTATTTAATAAGTTATCTGAGTTAGAGACATTCAGTTCTTTTAGAATACAAATTACATTATTTATATTTTTGACTTGTTTTAATTTAATTCTTAATTTTTTTAATTTATATAATTTGTAATAAGAATTATAATAACTTTTATAATTTTCATATTTATGATTAATTTTATTTAAATAATATTTTATAATCATATTATAACTTATTAATCAAAAAATGAAAAATATTAGAAATAATAATACTAAAAATTTAGAAAATCATTATATTAATAATTTTGGAAACAATTTTGGAAACAATTTTAGAAACAATTTTAGAAACAATTTTGGAAACAATTTTGGAAAAGAATTTAATGAATTACCAATAGAATTACAAAAAGAAATAATCTTACAAAATGCGAGTTACTATCAACAAACATTAGCAAATTCTTTAATTAAAATGAATTCTTTACAAGACTCATATTTACAAAAGATAAGAGAATTACAAATTATACAATCTCCTTATGGAGAAATGGCACATTTACTTAATATTTATGAAAATAAACCAAGAAGATATAGTTATGCACAAATAGAAAATGCCTATATACAATTAAATAGTTATTATAAACCATTAATAACAAAATATAAAGATGAAATTAAAAAATTAAAAACTAGTATACAAAAAAAAAATGATGAACTAAATAAAAATAAAAAACAATATTATTATTATTACAATAAATACAAAAAAATTAATTAAATAAATCAAATGAAATAAATTATAAATATTTTAAACAATTTAAATAATTTAAAGAATACAAAGAATTTTAATAATAATAATGGTACATGCAAAAATAGAAAAATTACAAAAAATACCTCAACATGAACAACGTAGTCCAGAATGGTTTGCTCAAAGATACACAAAGTTAACATCAAGTGATGCTGCTACTGTTCTTGGAACAAATCCATATTCTAAACCACATGAACTTCTTTTTAAAAAATGCGGTTATGACCCTAAACCTTTTACGAGTAATGTTGCAACTTTACATGGTCAAAAATATGAGGATACTGCAATAGAATTATATTGTAGAATTACTGGTAAATTTAATTATAATTTTGGGTGTATATGTTATACTGATGTTCATAAAGAATTTAATAACTATGATTCTAGATATGATTTTTTAGCGGGAAGTCCAGATGGTATAGTTGAATCGTTGTATAATAAAGATGAAGAACCAATTTTATTAGAAGTTAAATGTCCATATAGAAGACAAATTAAAGATGGATATATACCAGAGTATTATTATCCACAAGTGCAACTTAATTTATTTATTTGTGATTTAAATATTGCTGACTTTATAGAATTTTGTCCTAAAACTAATAAGTTAAATATTGTTCGTATTGCAAAAGATATGAATTGGATAAATAAATATGTTCCCATTTTAATTAATTTTTGGAATCAAGTTAAACATTATCGTGAAATTGGTATAGAATATCATGAAGAATATATTAAAAAGAAAGAAAGAGAATTAGAAAGAGATAAGAAAAAGGAAATTAGAGAAAAAGAAAAGGTACAAAGGGAAAAGGTACAAAGGGAAAAGGTACAAATGGAAAAGGTACAAAAGGTACAGGAAAGTAAAAAACAAAAAATAACAAACTTATTTAGAGAACTTCAAGAATCTGAAGAATTACAAAAAAGACCTAAAAAATGTATTATTATTGATGAATAAAAAAGGTAAATATAGTGTAACTTACCAAGTTAAATTTACAAAAAATAAAATATTTAAAGACACTAACGATTTATTAATCATAATGGGAATTCGTTGTCTGAATACATTTATTAAAAAAGTATGCCCAGAATGTATAACAACAAATAAAATAAGTAAATATAGTGGTAAAGTATTTGGAATAGATGCAAGTATATTACTATACAAATACAGACATATATCAAATATAGATGAATCATGTGTAAACTCGCATATTATTGGATTTTTAAACAGAATTAAATACTATCGTAGTAATAAAATTATTCCAGTTTTTATTTTTGATGGATTACCTCCAGAACAGAAAAAAATTACATTGAAAAAAAGACAGTCAATCAAAAGAAAAATTTATGAAAAAATAGAAATACTACAAGATTTAAATCCAGATAATGAATCTGAACAAAGAGAAATTGATAAAGAAATTAGTAATTTATCACGTCAAATAATTAATGTAACAAAAACACACATTACAGAAGTTAAAGAACTATTAGATATATTAGGAATTCATTACTATGATGCTCCTGACGAGGCAGAAAAGTACTGTGTATTTTTACAAAAAAATAATATAATTGATTATATAGTTACAGATGATACAGATGTATTTACATTTGGTGGAGTAAATGTTCTAAAAAGTTCTATTAAAAATGATTTAATTGAAACTGACATTGAACAATTTTTACAAAAAATTGGATATACAAGATTAAAATTTATAGATTTTTGTATATTATCTGGATGTGATTATTTATCATATATTCCAAATTTAGCAATAAATACGGTATATACATTATTTAAAAAATTAGATAATATTGAAGATGTTATGAAACTAAATAAATATGCGTTCCCAGAAGAATATAATAATGCAGAAGAACTTCAGAATATACGTTTAATATTTTCAACTTTTGAATATGAAATTCCAAAACCTTTAGAACATAAAGTAATTAATAAAATTGAATTTAAAAATTATTTGGAAAAAATGAATATTAAAAATGCAACAAAATTAATTGATAAATTTTAAATTTAAAATTAATTTAAAAATTAAACAAGATTGAAAATATTTTTTTTTAAATTAAAATTAATTTATTAAAAAAAAATAAATTAATTTTTTTTTTCTTTTGTATATATTATAATAAATGGTTGATAGCTTAGCAATGTTCTTCGGTGCGAAAAAACGTCGTACAGTTAGACGTTCACCAGTGCGTAAAGTAAAAAAATCTCATGGCACTATTGTAGTTAAAGGTCGCGAACGCAAACTATTCAAAGGTTCCAATGGTGGTCTATACTACAAAACTAAATCTGGTCGCACATACGTTGATGCTAAATTTGTTCGCAAACACTCACCAAGACGTGCGCGTGCGTCACCAAAACGTCGCCGTGCGTCACCAAAACGTCGCCGTGCGTCACCAAAACGTCGCCGTGCGTCACCAAAACGCCGCCGTGCGTCACCCAAACGCCGCCGTGCGTCACCCATGCGCAGAATGCGCCGTACCAGATGGGGTTACGGTCTAGGCCAACCATCGCTAATTGATATGATGGGACCTGCTGGTCTAACTGTCATGCCTGTTAAACCAAACATACTAGGACCAGGTGGTACACACAAAATGTAAATTAGTTAAACTTAAAACTAAATAAAAATAAAATACTCTAATTTTCTTGCAATTAAGAAATATATAGTATTTTATTAACTAATTTTAAAACTATTACTTTTTATCTGTTTTAGGTACTTATTTACTTACTTATTTACTTACTTACTTATTTTATTTACTTATTTTATTTATTCAACAGAATTATTTGATTCTTGTTTTTTACTAACATCAATATTCAAGAAGTCTTCAATTTGAATATTTTCACTAATATTGAATAATGTTCTTTCAATTGTACGTAGACTATTTGGATGTGTTTTATCAGTTCTAACTAAAATAGGACTAAAGTTATCTTTATCAAATGTACATTCTACTATACACTCATTCTTATAATTATCTAATTGTTTTGATTTCTCAATAAATTCTTTTCCTTGTTCAGTTTTTAAATGAATATTTGCAAAAATATTAAGATTACCTAAATGGAATACATATGCTTCTAATCCAATATCTGCTTCTTTTAGTAAAAAATCAAATGTATGTTTATTTTGAGGTTTCCATTTTAACATAGAATATTGAGTACCTGAAATAACTGGAAGATTTTCAGGCATAAAAATAATACCATCATTATTCTGTGATTTATTATAAACATTCTCAATAAAATATGCAAATTCTTCGAATGGATAAAATTCTTTTACTGTTATATTAAGTGTACTAAGATTATTATTAAAATTTACAAATGACTGCACACAACATTTAGTATCATTTAAACGTGTTGAATGACTTAGTTTATTAATTTTATTACCACACAGAATGAGTGCATCATGAACAACAAAATCCCACTTATTATTACCCGAATCATAAATAATTTCACCATCTAAAAGTGTACCATTGTACAATGTATCTTCTGCTTCAATTGAAATATTATAAAAATTAAGTGCTCTATTTACAATAATACATTGATTTTTATTATTTTTATCCTTGATAAAATACATCAAGAATCTAACCCCATCAAGTTTAAGACTTGTGTAATATTTATACTGTTTTAGTTTTGAAAAATTTTTTTTCTCGATTGATACTGGTTGAGGTGCAGGAAATGTTAAATCATGACCTTTTACTGAATAATTAAAATTAATACTTTTTGTTAAATAATGAATGAACTGTTTATTTTTTATAGGTTCTCCCATTGGAGAATTCTTAACATTTAAAATAATACTTTCTAAATCCATATTGTATAATATATATTATGTAAAAACTTTAAGTATCTTTAAAATTTGTTAAAAGTATTTAAGGTTTTATTTTAATTAAATTTATATGCACTAATGCAAAAAAATAAAAAAAAAGTTCAAAATATACAACAAGAAAAAGAACAAGAACAAGAACAAGAACAAGAACAAGAAAAAGAACAAGAACAAGAAAAAGAAAAAGAAAAAGAAAAAGAACAAGAACAAGAAACCGAAGAAGAACATTACCAAATTACAGGTAAAACACTTTTATTATTAGAATCTTTAATGGAATATTACTCAAAAAATATTCATATTTTAACTAGTATCATAACACAAAAAAATACATTATCATTAAGAATATTAGATTGGTTGGTTACAAATTATGCTAAAAAACACAATGTAGTTTATACAATTAGGAAAAATAACACAAATAGTAATTTTAATATATATTTAGACTATAAAAATCAATTAAAAGCATATTCAAAAAAATATTTTGATCCTTTTTGTAGAAGAGAGAGAATACTAATTGATATTCAAGATTTAAGTTGGAAGATAATTAATAATGTTAATAAACCAAAGACAAACGAAAATCAGTTAATAACAACAGTTGGTCAATTAAATTTTTTTAAATGGTTCATAGAAAATAATGTTCTTAACTATGCAATTGAAAATATAGAAAATATAGATAAAGACATGATAGAAACATTAAATAATAGCAAAAAACAAACAAAAAGAAAAGAATTATCAAAAAGTGCTTCTAGATGCATATGTTTTTATGATTCAAAAATAGTAGTAAACTTTGGATAATTTTGAATTATTCTTAATAATTTTTACTTTTTAAAAAGATATTTAAGGACTATGTAAATATACATTTAATAATGAATAGTTTAACTAAATGGTTAAAAATCACAAATCAGTACAATACTGATAATGATGATCAAAAACCTAGTCATTTATTATTAAATGGATATAAATTATATGTAAAAGATGAAAACTTAGAAATTTTTAACAAAAAATACACTGAAGCAATATCTCAAAATGAAAAATTATATGTAGTAGAATGTAGAAAAAATATATTCAAATTATTTTTTGATTTAGATTTTTTACTATCAGATGAAAAATATAAAATTATAAAAACCAAAATTCAGAATAATGAAGAAAATATATTTATTGAGTTTATAAAAATAATTAATGACGTTATATATGATTTTTTTGAGAGATATTATGATTGTATAGTAACCACAGCAGATGATAAAAAAGTAAAGAAAATTTGTAAAGATAAAGATAATCCAGAAAAAGTAGATAGCAAAGAATTAATTAAAAAAGGATTTCATTTACATTTTCCAGATATTAATACAAATAAAAATATTGCATTAGAAATTCGAAAAACTTGCATTCAAAGATTAAATAAATATAAGAATTCATTTGAAAATACGGTAAGTGATATTTTAGATGAACATGTATTTACAAGTAGTGGATTAAGATTAACAGGTTCAAGAAAAGGTCATTTTATATCGCAAACTAAAGAATTTGTAGATGAAGGAAGACCTTACAATTTATTATATACATTAAGTTCAAATGAACAAAATTTAGAAATGCTAGAAGAATATAAAAACAATTATATTTTATTAGTTAATAAAACTAGTATAATCACAACAGAT